ACCAAACGCCACGCAATCGTACTCGAAGGAAAAGTCGAATAAGGGAGGACCGTGGTCCAAAGATCAACGCAATCGATGAAATCTGCTTGCTTCGTCATAACAACCCCAAATGAAATTACATACAACATACTATAAACCCAAATGAAAATATAGTGGGCATTTTTTGGGCGGTCCTTGGTTTGTAAAAGGGGCAATGAAATTATCCCCGAATGAATTTATGACACCTTGTATATAAGTACATAGTACTTCGTACTCTTATTATATACGGGGGGTCGGGTCGGCGCGCACGCAAGATTTCAGAACCAAACCCACCAAGTAACCCCCACAGGGACCAGGTATATCGTTCTGCTTTTGTGGATTTTTAGGGAAAATATTCTCGTTTAATTTACTTCTACTTGTTGACTATCTACAAGTTATATTCTACAACTTAGTTGTAGGCGGTGGAATTCTTCTGCCCCACATTTCAACTAAGGAGAATATCATGGGATATTTGGATACCGAAGACAACGTCACTGAAGCAATCTGGGAAGCATTGCAGGGGCGTATTTCACGCATGATCGATCTAAAGATCGAAGAACTAGAAACTGGTAGTGAAGTCAATATGCATGATCATGCAATTGATATCATGGACATTGTGTCTAACAACTTGGACATGAGCGAGTTCGCTAGTGAAATCAGAGACGAAGTTTCTGAAGTTATCCAAAACGCATCGATCTCAATCGACGTGTAAATCAAAAGTGGGGCGGCAGCGCCCCACCATTTCAACTAAGGAGATTAAAATGGATATCAAAGACAAGCTGCAGGCATTAGATAAAAAGATTGCCAAGCTGAATAAACAGAAAGCTGCTTTACGCGCTGAAGCGATTGAACATGATTTTGCTTACTACGTTCAAACAACTAGGGACATTGCCCCAAACCTATCATGGTGGAAAGAGAACCGCCCCCAGTCGTGGCAACGATTTACATCAACAACTACAGTAAATAAGTTTACTTGGAAATAAAACTTGAAGCCCTATTGTGCATGGTGTACAATAGGGTATCAACTTAATTAAGGAGAAGAATATGCCTAGAACATCTTTCGGAAAAACTCGTGCAGCTGATACACCATACGCAACCTATGTGAACGATCAAGGTTGGGTGTGGAAGGTTTTAAAGACCTACAAACATTCAGCTGCAGAAATGAAAGACCCATATGCAAGGTGGTTTGTAGCAGCCACATCACCCATGATGCATGATGGTCAATATGAAATGGGTGATACCTACGCCAGGGAAATCACTCAATTTGGAAAGCTCTTGGATGCTGATCCACAGTGGCGCGACGAATACAACGTATAATAAGAACATCAGCAAGGGCTCCCGCGTGGAGCCCTTCGTGATGCGCTTGGCATCTTTCAACTAAGGAGGTCCAGATGGGACAATATCACAGGCTAGTTAATATCACGAAGAAAGAGTACGTCGATCCATGGGCGATTGGCGGCATGGGCAAACACTACGAACAACTATGGAACCATAAGAGTTTACAAGATGCACTCTATTGTTTGGTTGTTGCCCAGAGAAACGATAAGAGAGGGGGCGGCGACCTGCATGGCTCCGATCTGCTAGGCCGTTGGGCGGGAGATCGATGCGCTATCGTGGGAGATTATTACACCGATCCGGAGGATGATAGAAGGTTTAAGAACTTGTTCTATGGGGTCGAGAGACGTAAGGGATGGGTCAATATATCTGAGCAGGTATTGGAAATGTTCGAGGCCATCGACCTATGATCACGGCTTGGGAACTATCAATAGACCAGGTCCTTGGACCTGGTTTTCTTTTGCGCTGCAGAAAAATACAAATAGAAAGACGCGGCGCGCAAGGCGCAAGGCGCAAGATAATCCCATAAAAATATAAGAACCAAGGCGCAAGGCGCAAGACGCAAGACAATATTTAGCTTGTGCCTGGTCTATATTCTGTTATAATTTACTTACAATTTAACCATATTAAGGATACAATATCATGAAAAACGGGATCATATACAATGGCAAGAGCCTATTGGATGGTAAACCCATTGTAGTAATAGCTACATATTCCGACCGAAACACCAAGACAGGCAAGGTCGTGCAAACTTATATCTTGCGCTCGGATATAGATCCAAGAGAAGCAAGCAAGACAGGCGCGGATTTTTCTATTTGTGGCGATTGCACAATGAGAGGTGAAACAACAACAGATCCAGAGCGCAAGATTGCAAAAGGTCGTCGGTGCTATGTTAACCTTGGGCAAGGCGTTTTAATTGTTTATAAATCTTTTATCAAAGGTATATATCCAATTGCCAATACTCAAAAGAATAGGAACACGCTCGGCCGCAATCGGTTCGTTAGAGTGGGAACATACGGGGATCCGGCCGCGGTACCCTCTTTTGTATGGGAACAACTACTCGCGGAAGCGTCCACTTTCACAGCATACAGCCATCAAAGCGGATGGCGTCCAGATATTGCGATGCAAAGCGCGGATAATAAGCAAGAGGCACTCGACCATTGGTCGCAAGGTCGTAGAACCTTTCGAGTAATCGCGGATCTAGGGCAATTAGATAAAGCAAACGAGGCGCTTTGTCCTGCATCAAAAGAGGCAGGTCGTCGTGTTCAATGTACCGCTTGCAAATTATGCAAAGGATCTAGCCTAGGAAAATCAATAGCAATCGTAGAACACTAGAACCAAGGAGCTAGGCGAGCAATCGCCTAGTTTTTTTGTGCAGAATAATATTAACGACGCGCAAGGCGCAAGATCAAGGCGCAGGGCGCAAGGCACAAGAGTATTTATCAATTAAAACAGGGCGCAGGGCGCAGAACACCTCATCAACGCTCTTGAAACTCGGTACTTGAACCGCGGAGCACCCACCTCGTGCCAAATCCACCCCTTTTTCCCCTCCAAACAAAAGTAGTTCTCGGTCAGAGGCTCTCTTTACTAAGAAGAAACTTGCCCCTCCTCGTGCCCAATATGCCATGTGCCAAGCGACTTGATGAGGCGAGACGGCGACCGCGTTGGATTTTGTAACCTTGAGTTCTAGCCAAAATGGTAGACCTTCCCAGACAAGGTGAACGTCTGGAACACCACCTCCATGTTTGTTTTCAATCCTCGTTGCGAAGCACTTCTTCGGTAGGTTTTTTCGTATCGTGCTCCAAAAGTTCGCCTCTTGTCCGCTCATTATTTTTTGCTCCTGTTACATCTTTATATGTTCCCTCGATCTCAAAAACTTGAGGGTATTTTTTCTGTAAATCTGCCAACCTTCCAACAATTTCATCACGAGATAGTTGATCAATTGTGTTCACTTGTTCCCTTCGATCAACAGTTAATCCACCCAAAGCGGCGCGGATTTTTTCTGCATTGATTGCCGCTGAAAATTGCCCTGCTTCCTCGGCTCCACTAGATAGTTGATGAAGTCTCTCAAGTTGTCCAATGGTTGTCACGCCATACCTACGTTCCCTCTCATCCCTTAGATCTTGGATGTACTCCAATACATGAGGGTATTCCCTTCCATTCAAAAGTTTTGAAGCTTGGTTGTTTGCTACATCATGGGAATATCCCGCTTTTCTGGCACATTCTGCATTGGAATATATGCCTTCCACGATGTGTCTTGCAAAAGTCATTTGTCTATTGGTCAGAGTTCGACCATGTTCTTTTTCTATTTTCTTTTTTGCAGAGTTCATTTGATCCTCGTTGTTCTTTAGGTACAAGTTATATCAAAGAAAGAGAGAGGGCAACTTCTCTATATAGGCGTTTTTTCCACGAGAAGTGTAATCAACGTAATCAGGTGTAATCATCTTTGGGCTAGTTTGAAGTATATAAATATGAAGGTGATTACACTGATTACACTGATTACACCTAATATGAATTTAGTTTTCAAAAAAAAATAAAATCTGTGAGAAATGTGTATATATAGTAATCTTCGTATTCACCCCTCTAAAATTATTTTCTTGACCCATGGAGCAAGAACCTGTATCACTTGTATATGCCTGTAATAGTATAATAATTAATTGCAAGTATTTAACGGAAACTATGATACAAAGGAGGTCACAAGATGACACTCACAAAAACTACCCCGACTATATATTTTGGGTTCCCACAATGTGTTCAAGAGTGGGATTTCAAAGAAGGCGTGAAAATATATGAGGGCATTCATGTCCCTGATGTTGGTACATGGAATGGATGGTATGTTCCTCATGCAACCAAAGAAGTTCGTGATCAGATTATATCTGACCTTGATATAACCAACGAAGACAATTGGACTTCTGAGCACACCGAGTACTGGAACGACATACTAGCTAATGAGACATCACCCGATGGAATATATTGTGTGGGTCATGGCTTGTGTTGGGAACGTATTGACCTTGATGATCTGACTGAGGCGTACAAATCTTTCTGTGAAGACGAGGGTTTAGCATGGGTTGATGCAATGGAATATTTGCACGATCCAAGTTTAGTAACCGAGGATCAGTATGCGTGGATCAAGGGATTTTGTGAAGCGTGGGATAAAGTAGAGGGAGGTCAATAATGGAAGATATAATTGAAAAAATGGCAGATGACGCTTGCAACCCTAAGTTTAAAGTTTTGTTTAGATTGGTAGGTAAAAGAGGTTTTGATGAAATAATAAGCAATGAACCAAAAAGCTTTATAATTAAAATCTTAAAAGAATATAAAAACCTAGGCTACAGCAACGAGCAAATAAATCTTTTTTATGGGAGAATAGTATGAGTTTCGAAACATACATTGACGACTTGCAAATACCAGAACATTGGACAAACACCAGTTATCATCATGATGAGTTACCGAGCTACCAAGTAAATGGCTTTCACATCTGGATGGATAGCCACCACCTTCAAGAGCGTGTTTCGAACGCTTCTCGTATCATGGGAACCAATCATGATTTATTAGAATGGTATTGGAGGAGAGAGGATCTCTCTGAGGGTTTTAAATTTTCCGATGTGGAGCATACTTTGCCACCGAGGTTCACTGTTCAGACATCTGACCGATACAATGGTCACAACTCAGATTGGACAAACTTCCATGACAGTTTGATGACTAATAACTTTCAAGAAGTAATCGACTTTGTACATGGCAAACATCTTGAAGCGATGTTCCCTGACTTTGATAACGTGTCTCTATACAATGCAATCATTGCAAAGATGGAGCCAGATGGCTTCACACATGGTGGCGTTGAGGGTGAGAAGTGTCCATCGTTGATTAGGTTTAACGAGGAGGACGAAAGCTATTACGAGATCACTGTTAATATGAAGGATCGATCTAAGCTTGAGCGTGATCGTAAAGGTCAGGTTATCAACGATTGGGAAGTTGTCGTGGGATATTTCGACAAGGATCAAGATCCAGTGGAAGCTAAGTTCTTAGATTACAAAAAAGAGAACCGCAAACCTTTGCCTGATGAAG